GCGCGTCGTTCTGGTTGGCTTGGCTGGTGCCGTTACTGCCGGGCTGGGTGGTAGAAGCGTTGGCGCTGGCGGGGATGACGGTGATGGTCGAGCGGCTGGCGCAGGGGCAGAAGCTGGAGATCTCCTTATGATTGAGCCGGGACGGTATACGCTGGAGGAAGCGGCTGCGCTGGGCGTGTATGATGCGCTGAGCGGCCGTGTTTTGCCCCAGGAAGGGCTGATCATCTTCAAGGCGTGTAGTGGGGGATGTGGCTGCCGGAGCGAGGGGCAGGAGTGTTGGGTGTTCATACGGGTGCGGAGCTGATGGGCATTCCTGCGATGAGTGACACTGCGCCCACGCGGCCGGCGTTGCGGTATTACGGTGGGAAGTGGAATCTAGCGAGCTGGGTTTCGTCGTTCTTCCCACCGCACCGGGCGTATCTGGAACCGTGTATGGGCGCGGCGTCGGTGTTTTTGCAGAAGCGACCGGTGGAGGTGGAGGTGTTGAATGATGCCAACGGCCGGGTAGTGAACTTCTTCCGCCAGTTGCGCGACAATGGCGCAGAACTGATCCGGCGCATCGAGCTGACGCCCTGGGCTGAGGATGAGTATGGGTTGTGCAAAACAGCGACTGAGGATCCGGTGGAGGATGCGCGGCGGCTCTATGTGGCGTCGTGGCAGTCGGTGCATGGGGTAGGATCGGATCGGTCGGGCTGGCGCTGGGTGGCCGACCCGGACGGCCGACGGGGATTGTCGCCGTCGGCGGACTGGATCGCCCATGACCTGCATACGGTTGCCCAGCGCCTGCGGCGGGCACACATTTCTAATCGTGATGCGTTGAAGGCGATCCGGCGGATGGTGAGCCTTGATTCGTGTCTCATTTACTTTGATCCGCCTTATACGCTGGAGAGTCGGACTCGTACGGATGGCTATGGCGCGTATGAAGTTTCGGAAGTATGGCACGAGGAGGCGGCCGAGTTGTTGCGCCGACATGCAGGTTATGTGGTGGTCAGCGGGTATGCTTCGCCGCTGTATGAGCGGTTGTATGAGCAGCATGGGTGGCGCCGGGTTGATCGGGCCTTCAGCGGCAACAGCGGTTCGTTGCGAACTGAATCGCTATGGCTGTCGCCTCGAGCGGATCGTGACTCGTTGCCGCTGTTTCGAGCGATGGGGAGGTCGTTGTGAGTAGCTCATCAAGATTGCATCCGACGGCCGAGATGATGTACCGGTATATTGTCCGCTATAAGCGACGGTATGCGGGGGACAGTCCGAGCCGGCGGGAGATTGCGAAGGCGCTGGGGCTGTCGTCGACGTCGATGGTGCAGCATTATTTGCGGGCGTTGGAGAAGGCGGGACGAATTGAGCGGCCGGAGTATGGGCAGGCGCGGCGGCTGGTGATACCGGGGGCGGAGTGGCGGTTTGAGGAAGCGCGCGTGGCTGGGGACGAGCCGCAAACGGAAGATGATGAGTCGATCGTCGATGAGGCCGAAAAAGAACTGGTTTCCCCAAAGATGGGGTAAAGGTGGGGTAAAGGTGGGGTGCTTTCGGCACTAATTAAGCTATGGACCAGAAACATAACATTATTCCTGACCTTCTGTCGCTGGCGACACCGGTGGGTGAACTGCATCTTGATCCGGCTAATGCGCGGATGGGTCATCATTTGGAGCGAATTGCGGCCAGTCTGGCGCAATATGGCCAGCGCAAGCCAATTGTAGTCAATCGATCGGAAGGGAATAAGGTGGAGGCCGGGAACGGGATGCTGCAGGCGGCGCAGCAACTGGGCTGGTCTCATATCGCGGCCGTGTTTGTGGAGGAAGACGCCACGACGGCAGCCGCGTTTGGGATCGCTGACAATCGGCTCGCGGAATTATCGCAGTGGGATTTTGAGACGCTGCAGACGCTGATTGGCAGTATTGATCCTGACTTGGAGCTAGAAACAGGGTTTGGGGACGGTGAGCTGGAAGCGTTGTTGGAGGCGGCCAGGATAGAGAGCGCTGATAGTGATCTCGAGGAGCCGGGCGACGCGGAGCCGCGATTCGATAGGGCTGAGGCTTTGGCCGAGGAGTGGGGTGTAGCGCCGGGTCAGATTTGGCGGCTGCCGAGCCGGGTCGAGGGCCAGGAGCATCGTCTTGCCTGTGGCGATTGCACGGACGCGGCCGTGGTTGAGCGGCTTATGGCCGGGAAGCGGGCGACGTTATTCGCGACTGATCCACCCTATCTGGTCGATTATGATGGCACGAATCACCCCCAGAGCTGGAAGGCATCGCCCAAAAAGCGACGGGTTGTGAACAAGGATTGGTCGGCTACCTACAAGGATTGGGATGCGGCCGGACAGGGGGAGGAGCTATACGACAGGTTTGTCGCCGTGGCTGTTGAGCACGCGATTATCGAGGACGCGGCCTGGTACTGTTGGCACGCGAGCAGGCGGCAGGCGATGCTTGAGGAGGTGTGGGCGCGGCATGGGGCGTTTGTCCATCAGCAGATTATCTGGTTTAAGGATCGGCCGGTGCTGACGCGCTCGTGGTATATGTGGCAGCATGAGCCGTGTTTCTTCGGATGGGTGAAGGGCAAGAAGCCACGGCGGGCAGTGGATGAGTGGATCGGCAGCGTCTGGGTTCACCCGACGCAAACGGCGTTTGAGAAAACGGATCATCCGACCTCCAAGCCGGTGCCGTTGTTTGAGATCCCGATTCATCAGCATACTCTGGCTGGTGAGCTGTGTTACGAGCCGTTTTCGGGAAGTGGAACGCAGATCGTGGCGGCCGAGAATTTGGGGCGGCAATGTCGGGCGGTGGAAATTGCGCCCCCGTTTGTGGCTGTGGCACTGGATCGGTACTTTCGAGCGTTCGATATTCGCGGGGAGCTGATGGACGGAGAAGTCGATGGGTGAGCTAGCGGTCGAAGTTGGCCAAGGCGTCATCTATGAGGGCGAGGAACTGAGTCTTGCCGCAGTTGAGGGTCTTTCAGTAAGTCATGGACAACTTTGAGCAACGGGTACAGGCGGAGATCGCTCGTCTGGGCGAGCCGGAGTTTCCCATGGGGCGGGCGGCACGCCGACAGCGAACGGCAACGATTCGGGCGCTGGCGGAGGCGACGATGGCCGGCGTGGCCTGGACGGGCGAGAACGGGGTGCTGGGCTCCAAGCGCGATCGGCTAATAGTGAGTGAGAATACCTTCTATAGCAAGCCGTATTGGTACGCGAACCCGCTAACGCGAGAGGTAATTGAGAACGTCACGAATTTGTATCTGATGCGGGAGGCGGAAGAGAAGGAACGGGCCAGGCAGGAAAAGCGGGTCTGGTTGGAGAATAAGGAACTGGAGGCGGCCGAGAAACAGTTCAGTAAGGCTGATGATTTGCTGTCGCTACCGCACATTACCAAGAAAACGAAGTCAGTGGATGGGGAGACGACCATCATTCTCGATCCGGCCAACGCGGCCATTTTCAACGCGGCCGTTAACCTGAACCTGAAGGGCAGTGACCTGGCGCGGCGGTCGCTGGCCTTGCCGACAGAGGTCAAGCGGTCGGAGTTAACCGGGGCGGAAGGCGGGGCGATTGCGCTGAGAAATGATGGGTTGGAAGAGGTAAGTGATGAGGAGCTACAACGCCGAATTGCCGCCCTCGCTGCCGGAGCGCTTGCGGCCGTCGGCGAGGGATACGCTGGTGAGTCAGTGGCGGGCGATGAGGCAGGGGCTACGGGCAACGATCCAGCGGGCGAGGTATAGGGGTATTGTGACGCCGGAGGTGGTGGCTGCGTTTGCGATGCTGCATATGCAGACAGATGATGGGCTGCCGATTGCGCCGGCGGCGCATCATTGGCTGTGGTTGCAGCTTGTTTGTGATGTGGACATCAAGCGGCTGCTGATTGTGGCCACGCCGGAGAGCGCGAAGACAACGTGGATGATGGCGTATGCGGCGTGCCTGGTGGGGTTTCACCCAGAGTGGCCGGGAATTATCGCGGCGGTGAGCGGGCCGGTGGCAGAGAAGCGGAGTCTGTCGCTGCGGAACCTAGTGGAGTCGGCCGAGTTTGCGGAGACGTTCCCGGCCGTTCGGCCGGCAGCGGGCATGTCGTGGCGGGCACATGAGTGGAGTGTGGCGGAGGATGGACGGCCGCATGCGGGGCGGTTGCATCCGACGGTTTCTGCGTACGGTACGGGCGGTAGCATCACCGGCTCGCGGGCGCGGTGGCTGATCGCCGACGATATTCTGGATTACGACAACACCCGGACGCAGCATCAGCGGGATTTGGTGGACGCGTGGTTGCATACGTCGTTGCTGTCACGGGTGACGGCCGAGACGGGCATCGTCAGGATGATCGGGAATGCGTGGCATCATGATGACAGCCACGCTCGGTTGAGGCGCAGCGAGGGGTGGGTGATTTGCCATATCCCGCTGCTGAGCGACGGGCGTGAGGTGGCGGCGACGATCACGTATCCGGATGACTTTCGCGGCCGTCGGCTGGGGCAGCCAGTAGGGGCAGCGGGTATCGGGACAGCAGGTTAGCAATGCAAACGTATCATTACACCGTTCATCGGAATGGCCCGGCTCTATGGCCGGAGCATAAGAGTCTTACAGAGATTCTTAAGCTCCAGGCGACAACGCCCAGCTTGATCTGGGAAGGTACGTATCAGGGCAATCCGACGCCGGCCGGTGGGTATGTATTTCGGCGGAAGTTCTGGAACGGGAAGAACCGATACGCGGCCGATGGGCATGATTTGCGCGGGTTGGTCGTGGCGCGTTTTCAAAGCTGGGATACTGCGGAAGAAGTGGGCGAATCCAATGCCTGGACGGCTTGCGTGACCGGGGAGATTATGCGGGATTACCGACTGGCGATCCGGCATATGTATCGGGCGCGGCTGACATTCGATGCGCTTCCGGCGACGATTGAGAGCCAGGCGCGGCAGTGGAATGGGGACGGATTGTTGCATGGGGTGGTGATTGAGGACAAGAGCAGCGGCAAGAGCGCGCAGCAGACGTTGCGAGTGACGGCGCCGGAGTGGTTGCGGCCGTTGATCTCGCCTTACCGGCCGGTGGGCAGCAAGGAGGCGCGGGCCGGGGCGGCGGCGGTATGGTGTCGGAATGATATGGTGTGGTTGCCGCATCCGGGGAATGAGGTTGGCTGGCTGATTGACTTCGAGGACGAGTTATTCACGTTTCCGCAGGGGGCGTTTGCGGACCAGGTGGATGCGTTTTCGCAGTTGGTATTGTATAGCGAGAATTATTTGAGCGCCGGTTGGGAGGCGAAGGAAGGGAGAGGGTGATCATCGAAAACGGGCAGGGTGTGCGCGGGCGGTTGTGGGGCTGGGCCGGGCAGCAGTTGGCTCGCTATGGGGGGCTGCTGGAGGCAGCGGCGGTAGAACGACCGGAGACGATCGGTGAGTCAGTGACGCGGGGCGCGGCCGAGTATGCGGTGCGCTGGGTCTATGCGGAGAACAAGCGACTGTACCAGCGGTTGCATGCGTGGGGCCTGGCTGATTACCCGATGGCGGCGGCCTGGAATCCTGTGCCTGCGGTGGCGGGATTTTATGTGGCGAATGTGTTGTTCGGCGACCTGGAGATTGTGGCGGAGCAGCGGCCGACGGTTGATGGCGGGGAATCGAGCGAACAGGAGAATGAGGCGCTGGTGGAGGCGGTCGGCCGAGTGCAGGAGTGGTCGAACTTTATCACGTTGAAGCAGGAGCTGGTGCGGGCGGCGGCCGTATTTGGCGATGTGGTGATTAAGGTAGCCGAGCGGACGGATGGAGCGGGGAACGTCACGGGCGTCTATTTGCAGCTTCTGCCTGTGGAGAGCATTCGCTATTGCCGGGTGGATGAGCGGGGCATTGTCCAGGAGATGCGGATCGATACGCCGCGGATGACCTCGATCTTCGGGACGGCCGAGCGGGAGCATGTGCTGGTGGAGATCTGGCGGAAGTCCTGGGTGGATGATGATCAGGGAGGGGTGCGGTTCTACGAGGTCGAGGGGCGGCAGGAGGTGAGGGATGAGGAGTTGCCGGCGGCCGTCGGGGCGCAGACGTTCGGTGAACTGGGTTATGACTTTGTGCCGTTGGTCTGGGCGCGGTGTGAGACGCCGTGGTGGGAGATGACGGATCAGATCGATTATTACAATCTGCTGGCGCGGAAGAGCGCCCGGCTGAACGTGCCGTTGGGCGTGGTGCGAGCCAATGCGATGGACAGCGACGGTCGGCCGCTGCCGGCACCGCCAATCGACAATAATCGGCTCCAGGCGACGTATCAGGAGGTTGGCGACGGGGCGGCGGCGGTGATGCGGTTGCCGGGGCGGACGGAGTTCGATTGGAGCAACGGGCCGATTGATTTCGCAGCCTTACATCGGGATATGGAGGATGTACGGCTGGGCGTGGAGGAGTCGCTTCCGGAGTATCGGGTCTCGAAGCTGGATGCCTCGACGCAAATTGCGGCCGAGACGTTGGATATGTTGCTGCGGCAGGCGGGTCAGCGGGTATTGGATATGCGTGGGACGTTGGAGCGGGCGTTGGTGCGGGGGCAGATGATGGCGCTGACATTGGGGCAGCAAGCGGGGCTGCCGGGATTTGCGCGGGACGATATTGGGAATTACGAGGCGGCCGACTTCGGGCATGGTTTTGTGGAGCGTGATGTGTTTGAACCCTCGCCGCCGACGATGGCCAAGACGCTGAAAGAGCTGGTGGCGGCGGGGATGCCGGTGAAGCTGGCACTGGTGGCGGCCGGGTTTGGGCAGGCGGTGGTGGAGGCTTATGACGAGGCGGCGGCCGAGCAGGCGGTGAGGGAGCGCGTGACGCTGGCGGGGGCGTTGGTGCGGGCGCGGCAGGATGTGGATAGTGGGGTGGCCGATAACAGAGCGACGAGAATATAGAATAAGGAGTCTTGCATGGCGAATGATGGATTTTCGGTTAGGGCAGTGCCGGAGCAAGGGAAAGTGATCGAGGGAAGTATGATCATAGAAGATCGCCCATACTGGAGCATCTCGCGGGTGGTGGCGGTGCTGGCCTGGACGCTGTTGCTGGTGGTGACGTTTCTGGTGGCGATCGGGGTTGTGGGGCTGTGGAGTGGACCGCAGTTGTTCAGCACGGCCGTGTTTGTGATCGTGGGCGTGGTGGCGGGGACGCTGAGTATGCCGCGGGCTGCTTCTTCCTCGCCTCAGGGCAGCCGGCGAGGGCGTTAGGGTATGGCCGCGGATCCGGCGTCGGAGGCGGTGCGAATTGCATCGGAGTATCGAGAGGCGCTGCGGGCGTCGGAGGCGTCCGTGGTGGAGACGATGCTCGACACCTGGCAGGGCGTGCAGGATGACCTGGTGGCGGAGTTCGAGCGCTTTCTGGGAGCGCTGGACCTAAGCGAGCCGCTGACGGAGGCGCAACTGCTGCGGCTGGGGCGAATGCAGGCGCTGCTTGTGCAGGTGGAGGGGCAGCTCGGCCGCTTCGAGGGGGCGGCGGGGCTGGTGCTGGATGTGGGGCAGCGGTTGGCGGCCGAGCAGGGGCAGGCGATGGCGCTGGAGCTGTTGCACGAGCTGGGTGTGTCGCTGAATCGGTTGCCGGTGGGAGCGGTGGAGAATGTAGCGGCACTGGCGCGGGCCGGCCGGCCGTTGGCGATGCTGCTGGAGCCGATGTATGGCGCGTCCGCGGCGGGGATCATGCGGGAGCTAGTGCAGGGTGTGGCGCTGGGTCGGGGGCCGCGGGCGATTGCGCGACGAATGGCGCAGGATGGATTGACGGACGGGCTGAATCATCTGCTGCTGGTGACGCGGGACCAGTACAACCGGTCGCACCGGTTGGCGGCGTTGCAGATGTATCGTTCGTCGGGGGTGGTCGATGGGTATGTGCGCCGGTGCGCGCGGCAGCCCGGCCGGACGTGTATCGCCTGTATTGCGCTGGATGGGCAACGGTATCGCTTGGAGTCGGAGTTCGAGGAGCACGCCCAGGGACGCTGCACGCTGATTCCGCTGGTGCGTGAGGTCAACTATGATGGACTGGGATCGGGCCAGACTTGGTTTGAGGGGTTGAGCGCGGATGAGCAGATCGCGACGATGGGGCGCGGCCGGTGGGAGTTGTGGAAGGCGGGCCGGGCCGGTTGGGCCGATATGGTGACGCGGTCGCGGGATAGCGTGTGGGGGCCGTCGGTATGGCCGACACCGGTGCGGGCGCTGGGAAGTGAGGAGGCGTGGGCGCTGTTGGGCAGTCGGGATCGGATGGTGGGGGCGATTGTGGATCGGGTGGGGTCGGCTTATCGGACCAATCCACTACGGCGGGCTTACGAGGAAGAGGTGCGGCAACTGGCGACAGTGGCGGCACAGTTGAGGCGGCAGGGGTTGGATGTGGAGGCGATCGCCCGGCGCATGCATGCGGAGCGGCGCATCTTGGGCGTGCGGTATAAGGATGCGACGCCGGAGCCGTTGCTGGCGTATCTCTATGAGATTAACCGGGAGCGGTATGAAGATGTTTACGGACCAACGTTTGAATGGTTGCTTGAACAGGATCGTACGGCTGAATCCATCATACAATCGGCGTTGCGACCGAATGCAGACATTGATAGGTTATTGAGTGGGTTTGAGCAGTGGTTGAGATCCATGGATGCCAGGCAACTGCGCGATAGTTTTGGCATGTGGTTATTGGAGGCCTGAAAATGGTCGTGTATGTACGTCATTTTGATCATGCGTCTCGGCTGTTAGTGATTGATGTGGACGGCGGAGAAGTGTTGCGGGAGGCAGAGCGACGACCCGAAGGGGCGAAAGATGAGGGCGTGGGTTTCTTTATGACGACCGAGGACGGCCGAACGGTGGGCGAATATCGCACTCGCCAGGGTGCCTACTTCTTCGCGGACGGCAAGCGGTGGCTGCTGGATGACGCGGGCCGTTGGCGGACGCGATTGGTTGATTTAGAACCGCGCGGCAGTCAGGCCAGGAGGGAGTTCTCATTTCTGTGGGATGACGAGCCGGTGGTCGTGGTAGTCTACGATCGGCCGAAGTCTCTGGGATGGGTTTATCATACAGAGGATCACGAGATAGACTTCTACGCCTGGTTCCACACGGTGGATCGGCAAAGGTATTTACGTAGGAGCCAATAGTGACGGTTGATCAGGAGCGGGCGTTCTGGATCGGGTTGCGGCGAGCGCTTATTGAGGTGATTCGCACCATTGAGCTTCGGTATGGGCTGGAGAGCGCGATTGTGACGAACGAGCAGAGAAAGAGGTTGCGGCGGACGATGCGCTATGAAACGGAGGCTGAGCCGACGGAAAGTTGACAAAGGGATTGACATAGAACAATAGAGCTAATATACTACGGGTAATCGAATACGAAATTGGCACACTCGCCTACGAGCAGCCGTCACCCACGATAAGGTGATTGGCTGCTTTTTTGTTTTCTCCCCTCACTGCGACGGCAGGTTAAACACGGTAATCACGGAGAATGGTATGAAACTTTATAGAAGTCCCAGCGCCCAGGGCGGCGCACCAACACAGCAAAGTCAGGGGGCGGGGCAGCCACCGGATACCTCGCCGCCGTCGGCACAGCCGCCATCAGGAGCGGATCCGACGGCCGCGCAGGATGGTGGGCCTGCGCCGGGGCAACCGGTCCAGTTTACGGCCGAGCAGCAGGCGGCGGTGGACAGGGTCGTGGCCGAGCGATTGCGGCGAGCACAGGAGAGGTGGCAGGCGGACCAGGATGCGAAGGCGAAGGCTGACGCGGAAGAGGCTGATCGAAAGCGGCTTCAGGATGAGCAGAAGTGGCAGGAGCTGGCCGAGAAGAGCCAGGGCAAGGCGGCCGAGCTGGAAGGCAAGCTAACGACGACGAAGGCGGACTTCGAGCGGGCGACGACGCTGATCTCCGGCTTGCTGGAGAGTAAGGTGAAGGGGTTGCCGGAGTCGATGACGAAGTTGCTGGAGGGCAAGAGCATCTTCGACCAGCTGGAGATCGTGGACGCGTATCTGGCGGCGCAACCGGGGCAGGCAGCGGCGATAGGGCCGCGGACGGCCTCGACGACGCCGACGCCGGGGGCGCAGACGGCCGGGCAGCCGGATTTTGTGAAGCAGGCGATTGAGCGACAGCAGAAGCGGGCCACGGAGGTGGATCCGTTTGAGGCGATGATGAAGCGATAGGGATAGGAGGAGCGATATGCCGACAGTGAGCAGCTATCAGTTAAGCCGGGCGCAGTGGCTCGTGGATTGGGAGAATTCGCCCCGAGATCTGGGTCACCAGATCGATTGGGAGTCGGTGGACCCGGCCCGCGTGGACACGCAGGGCAAGAAGTATGTGCCCGATGGGACGATTATGGCGAAGCTGGCGAGCGGGAAGGTGATCCCGCGGCGCGACGTGGCGCTGACGGAGGGGAACGCGCTGGGGACAGAGACGGCCGTGGGCATTCTCATCGGGCAGGCCAATGAGGGAGACAGGAGCGACGCGCTGACGGGCTACGGTCTTCTGTTGGGCGGGGTGGTTTATAACAACCTGCTCTACGATTTCGGTCAGGCTAACCTGGCGACATGGAAGACGGAACTGGAGACGAATGCGCTGACGTTCGTCTATTTGACGCACGTGAATTCGGCCGCGTCGTAGCAGAGGGGAGGAGGAGTCATCATGGACTTGGATTTCACACAGGTTATCAATGACCTGGGCGGGAACGGCGGATTTTTCGAGATTGCGCGGTCGGCGCGGACGCCGGCGAATTATCTCTTCAGCCGCTTCTTGCCGGAGCAGGTGCGGCCGACGTATGACGTGAGCGCGGGGTCGATGCGCATTGTGCCGACGTTGGCCGGGCTATCGGGTATGGATGCGCGGTATGCTCAGGTGGGCGCGATGGATGCGCGGACGTTTATGGAGCGGACGGCCAAGTTGACGGCTAAGCTGCCGTTGACGGAGAACGCGCTGCGCGAGATTCACGCGTTTTCGCAGGCGATCAGCGGCCAAGGCG